AGAACCTTTTTGTTTTCTGGGATATTATCTAAATAATAACGCATCAAAGAATAAATAATTAGGCTTTTCCCAGAACCAGTTGGTGACAATAAAGAACAACGATTTGTATTAATCGCATGTTGAATGGCATTGACTTGGTGTTCATGTGCTTTTATTGGTTTACCCAATGCGTTTGGTTTTAAATGGTTATCTACGTAGGAACGTATTGTTTCAAATTTAGCGGAACGTAATCCTGTTTGTATAAAATCGTCAAACTCATACCCTCTATCATCACAAAATCTCTTTAGGTACTCACGCAGACCGACATATAGTTCCTGTGTATGAATATTAAATAGTTTTATTTTTCCATCCCACTTCCTGTTTCTGTATGCCGGCATGTATTCAGCACCAGGCACTGTAAACGTGAAAAATTGGGACAATTCCTTGATGATACTTCTTTCTTCACACTCTACTTTAAATGTTACATCATCTTTTTTAACGGTTTTTATCATTATTAGAAACCACCCGAAGTAAACTTTCTCCATTCAATAGCATTTCTGATTTTCCAGTGTCTTGTGTTTAATTCTTTAAGAATTTCTTCCAAAAACTCTAATATCACTTCATGATAAGCAACTCTGTCCCCTATAATAGACAGTTCTTTATCAGATTCTAGGTATATATTAATATCTTTTTTAAGAACATTAAGTTGAAAAGGCTCCCATTCTAGGTCGTCCATTTCTTCCTTGCTCATTTTACCAGTATAGTATTCCCACTTAAGACGGTATAGGTTATTCTTCTCAGAAATCAACTTTCTTAAGATGAGTTTTTCGTCTTGTAGTAGATTTAAATACTTGTTATGTAACTGGGGCAACTTCATTGATTCTATGTCAAGTTCTGTGCCGTCTACAATAGAATCTTTCTCAGCCATTTTTTTAAGTTTGTCAAAATCCATACACATTCTCCATAGTATTTCTAGGATTTTATTATATCATGATGGCTGGACTAAATCAATATTTTTACAATTTCTTAACTGAGAAAGAATTGTAAGAAAATGTTATATCAAAACTTAAGTTTTCAAGGTCTGTAACAGCACTATCAAAATTGATTTCGCTTAATGAAGATGGCCAGCACTGTTTGAAGGTAAATTCTACATTAGCGTTCATACCATTAGTTAATACTAACAGTCTTAAGTCACATCTATGGTCATCATCATCAATTATTTCTAGGTCATTATCAAGTTTTGATATGTCCCTAATCCAATCGTGCATACCTCTCCAAGTTTCCATATCTTCGTCAACTAATACACGTACAGTAAGGGCACCATATGCTACGTTACCCCCTATTTCTTTGTGTATTGCCATAGTTGTGGTGAAAGGTATTTCTTCGATTTCAAGACTTGGGATATTTACTGCTTGACAAAAATAAGTGACAGCAGGTACTCTACTAACATAAAACCTAAAAGCAGTTGGATGTAGGTAACTGCTGTTGCTAGGTTGTCTTAAATTTATATCAGCAGGTAAAGTTGGTGGAACGCCCGGCAAATCACCCGCAGTTATTCCTGCAGTTATCGCCATATTACTTTAGACCTAAAAACCCTTCTGCACTAGTACCAGTTGCTCTAATTCTGGAAATTCCAATTGGATAGACAATACCGGCCGTCAGGTTTATTTTACAGTTTGTCCCACCGTTACCATTGTGCATGGGGTCAATATAGGCGGTGCCACCAGTATTAACTATAAAACCTTTATATCCATATTCACCACTAGTGTCGTGCGGGGTTATTGTTTCTACTCTATTATACATGTCATATGCCATTTTTATGAACTCCTATCATATATTTACTAAAACTGCTACTAGGTATTTATACAAAAAAGGGGTGTTCCAAAAAGAACACCCCAATTTTGAATTTAATAACTATTTAACCAAAGAATTATGCGGTTAGACCACCATGTAGTGAGTCAACACGGAAAATTCTGTAGTATTGGTTACGACGATTTGAAGCACTACTGCTTGGGTCTGCGTAACTTGCACCTACGAATGGGTTGTTTACCAATCCGTATCGAGTTTTGAACCCGATTTTTGGTTGGAAACTGTTTTCACCAACCGCACGTACCATTTGTAGTGGGACGTATGGGCAGTAGAACATTCCAGCATCGTAAGCACCTGAACCTCGATAACCACAAATTACGTAGTTAATTGAAGCGTATGGGTCAACATAAACTTTAATGCGACCACCACCGATAGTACCTGCAAGGGTATTACCCATGTCGTCTATATTCAAGTTACCTGCATCACCACCTGATAGTTGCAAGAATCCACCCATAGCGAGTGCAGATGCAACATCTGATGAACAGATTACGATATTACCTTTACCACGACGAGTATCTTTAGAGATTTGGTTGCATTCTCTTTCGATTTGGAAGAGAAGACCACGGAAGCGTTCTGCACTCCATCGACCATCTGAATCTAAAGACACGTCGTAAATACCACCAATACCACTTGCTGTTGCAACACCAAAGTTGGCTGCACTGTTACCCAATGTATCTGAGTCACTAGCACCACAGTAAGTTAAATCACTGTTTTGTGCACCGAGTTTAGCACCAACATATATTGTGCGAATAACCTCTCGGTTGATTTCAGCAAGAACTTGGCTACTAAGAATATTAGCAAGTTCAGTTTCTGCATCAAGACCATGAACTGCTTTCAAATCTTGAGCGAGTTCAGTGGTGTATTCTGCTTTCAAAGCACGTGATTTTGCTGTAACTGATGTACGAGCAATTTCGAATGCCATTTGGTTGAATGCAGTTTCACCTTCAACAGCAGTCGTTGACATACCTGAACCAGGCTCGGCAGCATTTGTGGCACCAAGACCTTGAGTTGTACCTGCACCTAGTGGGTCAGTACCGTCAGCACCGTAGGCTGCAGTTGAACCACTGAAGTCAGTGTCAATATTAATTGGCCATGCTTCTGTACCACCTTGACTTGTGTATTTTGCTTTCATTGCAAAAATAAGTCCAGTTGGTCCAGTCATAGGTTGAACACCGCAAACATCGTAAGCCATTAAGTTAGGCATTGAACGACGAACTAGTGAAATCAATACTGGGTCCCAAGTAGCAACACCACCTGTAGTAGGTGCAGCCGCAATTTTGTTTGCAGGCTGCTCGAAGAGCATACCATCCTGCATCATTGCTTGTTCTTGGTTCTCAAGCAAAATTGCTGTTACATTTCTCCGATAATGGTCTACAATTGGTTCACAATCATTGTGGTCCAAAATTGGTGACCATTTTTCCTTTAACTGCTCAGCAATAGCAGTAGGGTCGGGTGCGAATTCATTAAGTATCATTTAAATATCTCCTCTAATTGATATAAGTTTTTTTAACTACTAATTTATATATAACAAAAAATTCTCTAAAAAGCCATCAACAATTATTAATAATTGTTATGTTTCGCTTCTCTTTTCATATACTGTGAATATCGTTTCATATCTGGTGTAGCAAATGCGGGTTCTCTGCTACCTTCTAACTGGGTATCTACTTCGTTCAGAACATTGACACTACTTGGGGCCGTTTTTCTTCCAAAGTATGATTCTTTAAGAAGTTCTAATTTATTTCTAAATTGGTCAACTGTGTCATATTCAAGACCTTCTGCAAGTTTCCACAATTTTTCTGCTTGAGTATCAACAAGACCTTCAGAAACTTCAGTAAAAGTTTCTGAAACTGAGGCATTGCTTAGTTCTTTCTTAAGCACAACATTTCTAGAAATTTCTTCATTTACTTTACATTGTAATTCATGAATTTTTTCTTCCAGATTCTTAACAACATCGAATTTTTCATCAGGCATGTCAATGTAATGTGCTTCAAATAGGTTTTTAAGACCCATCATGAAACTTTCAGCGATATCTGATTTGATACCACGGTCAAGTGCTACTTGATTTTCTTTAACCCACTCTTCTACTACGTATGATAGGTAGTCATCGAGTGAATCAGTTAAATCTGATTTATTTTCTTCAACAATTTCAGAAATTCTATAATTTGCTTGATTTTCAAGTGTTTCAGCAATATCTTTAACTTTTGCTTTTACAGCAACTTCAAAAATTGTTCTTGCTTTATTTTTAAAACTTTCTGATAAACCGTCTTCACCACCAAATAGGGCAACCATATCATCTGATTCCCCAATGTTACCGATGGCTGAATTGATATCAAGTCTAACACCTTCTTTTTGAGGTTGACCTTTAATTTTATTGGTATCATCCACATCTTCATCGTCTGCACTAGAAGGTTTTGGTACATTTTTCTTAGCATTAGGTGCTATTTTAGCCTTCTTAGTTTCAGGAGAAGGAACTGTTTCTCCACCCGAATCTTTTTCAGCATCATAAATGACATCATGTGCTTCTTCAATATCGTCAAAGTCTGCTACTTTATAAGTTTTACCTTCATAATCAAACTCGTCTTGTTTATCCTCTAAAGCAACCTTTAGGGCTTTTTTTAGACCTTCATCAATTACTTTATTACCTTCAAGAATTTCTCTTGCTAAAGCAACTGGGTCTTTTCTACTATTGGACATTAGTAATATCTCCTTGTTTCGTGTTTAAAACACATTCTATATACACTAATATGTATAAAACTTATACCTTCGACAAAAAATCAACAAACGCATATAATATCATATCCTCTCTATCTTTTTTAGTGAGAGCACTTTCAATTAATTTTTTATGGTTTTCAATATCTCTAGACTTTAAAATACCATTATCCCAAACCCATTCTTTCCCTTCCATAATACCATTTACAAATGCATCAGGTGCTGAAGGGTCAGAAACAATATCAACTGCTGACAACATAAAGTCGTCTTGTACTTCGTTGATACCATTCTTCTTTTTTAATGAACCCATACCACGTGAAGAAACGCCAACTTGAACACCTTCATCAATAAGGTTCTTTACGATTTTACCCATTGGGGTATCCATGAGTTTAGCACGACCATAGACATCGTTACCATCTTCATAAAGTTCAGTAATCATATGGGATACACGGTCTAGATTGACTGTTGGTCCCTCTGGATGACCGAGTTCACCTAAAGCACGTTTCTTACTCACGTACTCTTTGTTATAACGCTTTACTTCCTTCATTAGGATATTATTAGGATAACTACGTCCGTTCTTATTCTTCTTTTCAGACTGCATAAACACACCTTCAATGAAGTAGTTAGAAGGCAATCCATCCTCAGCATTTTCTTTGACGAGTTTAACGTTGTCTAAATTTGTTTCTGTAATTAAAAACATTATCCTTGACCACCACCGCCCCATGGTCGATAGCGTGCCCGTGTAGCATCTTTACCACCACTGTATGGGGCAACGCCTTGACCTGGACCTGAGTTGACATTACCACCAATTGTTGGTGTTGGGAGTCCCCATCGAGCAATTGCGATAAGCATATCGGCCATATCGACAACTCCATCGTTATTTAAATCTCCTTCCACGTCATCTCCTTGTTGACCCCAGTTGTTCATCACTGCATCAATGTCGGACTGATTTGTTTGTCGGCCGGCTCCTGCTGGTAGTGGCATTCCACCCAAACCATTAGTTTGTTGATTGGTGAAATCACCCTTACTAATTTGTGATGTGCCACTAGAGCCCTGAGTTTGTAAGTCTGGTGCAGGTTCACCAAACAAATCTAACCAATGGTTAATAATGTAAAGGATATCTTGTACATCTACAACTCCATCACCATTGGCATCACCGTCGTCCATACCGCCCCCAACTTTCATTCCCCAATTTGAGGCGAGGTGTGCCATAAATTCACCAACATTATATTGACCACCACGTTTTTTCCTTCTAGATGATTTACCTTTGTTACCACCACCAAGTAATTTCGCCATTGCCCCTTGCGGGAGCATTGAACCTGCTTGCTCATTTAATCGATTATAACCGATACCTCTAATATTATTTAAAAATTGTCTGTTCTGAATAGTCATTTCTGGTATTTCCTTTGTTTTACCTTGTTTTGCTTTCTTTTTTTGACACGGAATGCATATTTTTTCTTCACCAACACCCTCATCGTCGTTAGCAGGGTCTTTCTTCCATTCTTTTTCTATTTCGTTAAAAAAATCATCTTTTTTACTATCTTCTAAATCATTAGGACTATCTACACCATATTTCTTTAAAGTGCGGTCAAATAGTGCTCTATACGCTTTTTGTTCTGGACTTTGTTCTGCTTCACCCAAGACAGGTACAGCATTTTCTGGATTGAAATTATTCGATGCTGAATTGGGTGTAAATCTTTTAATGGATTCCCCAATTTTCATATACAGCATGTCTTCTATGTTGCTTTTGGCACCATATGCGTCACCATTTAGCAGATTTTCTATAATTAATTTAGCATTCATATTTTTGTCCTGTTTTTTTTGCTACCTACTAAATTCTGATAAGAAAACTCAATGACTTCCTTAAACCCAGAACTATTTTTATTTATCATCTTTTCAAGTTTAATCCTATTTCTTTTATTTAGTGCCTCGTGAATTGCTAGAATTGTTGTTGCTATTTCTGGCTCTACCTTTAATGAATCACCATTATCAAAAATAATAAGAGATGGTTTTTGAGATTCAACCATTTTAGTAAGGGTATTCAAAACTGATTCATCTGTTGGTGTGCTACTCTGCATTGCCTTAATTCTTTCTGCTTCCTGTTTTTTAGCAACGGTAAACATTTTCTTAGCAATTTTGTCTATTTTACCAGACATTTTATTAACTTTCTTTTCAAGGGCCTCTCTGGCAGCGAAACTCAATTCATTTTCGTTTCTACCTTTAAGAAATTTCTTCTTGATTTTATCTCTAGCCATTTTTCTGGACTTAACCATTAGTTCGTCTTTGGTTTTTCGTCGTTTCTTTTTTCTTTTTGCACTAACAGCACGACGTTTTGCAGTTTTCCTTGAGGCCCTTGCAATATTTCTCCGCCCCTGAATGGAAATTTCATTTATCATTGAGTTGTCAAGTTTTATCTGGTCACCTATTTTACCAGTAAATTCACCCGCATTCAATTCAAGTACGTATTTTGCGGGTGTGTGGGGATATTTGATTTCTTCGTCGTGAGGTTCTAGTCTTTGAACCTCAAGAACTGTACCTGACTCAGTTATCCATATAACATCTAAAGGGATATGGGTATTTTTCATCCAAATACCGTGTTGTGCTGATTCATCAAAAACCAATAGGATACCTTTATTATTATCCATCGATTTTTCATGCATAAGACCATTTTGAAGTGATTCTGGTGTATTAGCGATTGACACGGTAAAAGTTTTACCACCAACAGTCATATCAATCGCTTCAAGAAAATTTACAGATTCTTTTACCTCAACTTTTTTATCTTCTTCTTTTGATTCAATGTCTTTTAAACCCTTTCGCCCTCTCCATAAGTCATACTGTTTACTTTTAATAAATTCCTTTGCATGTTTTTCTGCTTTGATTGGGCCGGGGAACATCTCCCATCTAACATCATCAAAATAAACCGACACTGGTTTATTTTTACCCACACCGATTGTTTTAATGGTAATCAACACACCACTTTCTTCAAATGATTTTAAAAAATACTCACGGTCAAGTGCAGGGTCAAGTGTCGGGTCTTCTTCTGTACCTTGTACATCTTCTTTGTCTGGTGGGTCTTCTTCTTCGACCATTATTGTTTTTGAAACAGCATTTTTTACATGGTTAATATATGACAAAGAAACTTCAGCAAGACCTTTTTTGGTAATGTTTTCTGCTACAGAAAATTCTTTATTTGATAATGCTTCTATAATATCTTTACTGTTAAACATTGTTAATTAGTATCCTTCATTACCATCGTCGGTAATAATTCCTTCTTCCCTTTCCTTTGCTATTTCTTTATCTAGGTCTTTCATTTCTTCTTCAGATTGTTGCAAGATATTCTTTCTTACCCACCCTACAGAATAATATTTACCAATATAGTCGTTAACGTCACGAAGAATATTCATTCTTTCAGTAATAATCTCATAGTCTTTTAATTCTGAAAAATGATTGTCACGAACGAAATCAAAGGAAATATCAACAGATATTTTTTCCCAATCTTGGTCAGTCATTATACCTTTTAATAGACATTGGGTTTTGAGCATTGTTTTAAACAATTCACAGAATTTGTTACGAAGTCTATCAATGTATTTCATGAATTTAACTTCATCACGGGTGATTTCTGATGCTCGACCCATACTAAACTGTTCACCCAATTCTAATCGTGTTCTAGGAACATTTAATGCTTGATACAGTTTCTTTTGGAAGTATAAAACATCATCCATTTCACCTAGATTTTGTCCACCGTCTAAAGTTGAAATCTCAGTTCCTCTACCACCTTCCTGTCTAGGTAACCAGAAATCCTCAAGCATATTCATATGTTTTTTATCATCACGAATAGCACCTGTGCTGGCATCATATACCAGTTTATTTCTATACTTATTCATTATTGAGCGAACATATTGTTCTGCTTTTGTCTTGGGGAGTTTACCAACATCAATATAGAAAATCCTTCTTTCGGGGGCACGTGATATCCGATAAATAACCACGGCATCTTCAATCATACGAAGTTGGTTTAGGGGTTTAATTGCTTTATGGAGGTAACTAATAACTTTTTTGTTACTTGCATCGTACAAACCTGAAGTAGTATAGCATACTGCCTCTTGAGCAATTCTAATACCAGTAGATTGCTCTGGTTTCTCTTTATAGATGAAATATTCTTCTGCTTTTTTAATGACTTCTATTTGTTCAGAAGCATTTTTACCTTTTTTATTATCCATACCCTTTTCTAATTCAATGACCTTTTTGATAAGAGTAGGTTCTACATATCTAACATCTAGAATACCTTTTTTAGGACTTTTAGAGTCGACAACCATATGATAGTATAGTTTACCATCAATAAACCATCTCCTAAATATTTCGAAACCTTTATTAGGAAAATTTAAAAGATGGTAAAGGTATTCATATTCTTCATGGATTTTGTCTTTGATGTTATCTGATAAATCCACTTGTTCCAGTGATAACTCAACACTTTTCTTTTCACGGTCATATACAATTGATTCATTAACAATGTCTTCAACAGCACCTTCCACTTCTGGATGGAGCGCCATTTCTCTGTACCTGTTAATAAATTCAATTTCCGATTTTACTTCATTATTAAAATCGATATATGTACCAAAATAACCTGCACCAGAATCAATGATTGTAGAACCATCTTCTCCTTCAGGTTTAACAAAGGACTTTAGTTCGTTCCTTTTGTCTTCCTCAGTCTTTTGGTTTTTTCTTCCGATACTAAAACCGAATAACTCAATTGGCATAATTAAACTTCCTTTCTATAACAAAAATAAGTATTTATTTTAATTACCCAACCATGACAATATGTCATATTATTATCAATTGCCAGGCGAGGCTGCAATACCTTTTTCCACACTCACATCGGTGTCTTGAGTAATAAAGTATGTGTACTGTAGTGTAACTGTAAACTCTACTAGGTCTGTGCTATCATAAGAAACATCAATCGCACCAACCTCTGAAGGCCAGCAAGAGAAGAACCTATATGATTTAATCGGTTCTCCAGTTCTGTCTAATTGGTCTATATTCCAATCTGGGAATAAAGGCCCCTTCAGGTTCAATTCATCAGTAGCAACATTGTCGACTGTTTTGTTTAGGTCATCCATCCATTTTTCGAATGCATTACGAATTTCAAAATCACCATCACTTACAAATGTTAATGACCACTCAGCATATTCCCTGTCGCCAGGTAATTTAAGTTTTCGTCCTCTATAAGGGACCTCGATTGATGTGATAGTGGATGCAGGCAGTTGTGATGCCTTGCATAAAAATCCTACTTTATTTGGTAAAGTTGTATTCCCAATATTACCCATCACCCTAAAGAGATTTGCTCTTACACCACCTTTTGCTAGTGCATTTTTAAAGTCATCTATACGCATTTATTGTGTTCTCCTAGAATTATTTATATTAACTTTATGAACCTATCTCTGTGAAGTCTACACCTTGTGAGGTCGCTACGAATGTCAAAGTGATGTAGTTAATAGATTTAATAGGTTTAATGAAGATGTCAGCGACAAATTCATTCCTGTCTACCACTGCAGATGTGTTATTAGTATCATCACAGATTACCTTGAAGTCAGACAAACCCCTTCTCGATTGAACATCCCGAAGGAATGGTTCAATCATACCCTTGAAATTAGAACGAGTAAATTCGTCGTTTTGTTCAAAGATTTGGTATTTGGATGCTGTTGATATTGCTTTTTCAAGGACAATGAACAACCTTCTGACATTCAATCGGTCGAACGCACTTGGTTTAGCAAGAAGTGTTTTATCACCCCATAATACTGTACCTTCGCCAGGGAATGCAACTACTGGGTTAACTTGTTCTTGATAAAGATTGTCACGATGTGCTTTACGTGGATTCCATGATAGTTTAACTACATTTCGTAGTTGACCACGGTTGAATCCCGCAGGTGAGAACCACGTTTCTGTTTGTTCATCAGAACGTACCGCAAGACCTGCAGTATCAGCACATAGCGGCACCCATCGATACTTGTCACTATAACGGTCGTACATGTACTTCCAACCAGAGTCAAGGAATGCATATGAACTGTTCTTGTTTAACTGGGTATCTCTGTAATTTATGACGTTAGTTTCACAAGATGATTCGTCAAGAGGTGTACTGCTTGCTATTGTATCTGCTTTTTCGGGTGAAAGGAATACTACACAGTCTTTTCTGGTGTCTGCAAGGTCAACCAGTGCTTTTGCAAGGGTTGGGTTAGCAGGGCCACCTAGTAAAACACTAACATCAACTGTTTCTGTGTCGTAGAATAAACCGAAGTCCATTGTACCACCGCTTGCGGCAGCAACAGTACCCGATGTTTCACCAGAACCACCACCTAAACTTGCGGTATATCCACCAGTTGTACTACAAAACAATACATCATAAGTACCACCACCTACAACAAGGTCAGTACCCCAGTTTTGTGAACCACCAGAAACTCCAAGATGTTTATTTGCAGAACTTCCTGCTTCATATGGGTGTGCTAACCACCAGATATATTTTGATGAATCATTGATTACATCTTTATAATAATTACTTGTGTTATCTGCGTTTCTAGCGTTCGATGCTTTTGATACAGCATTAAATGTTTCAAGAACTGTGCCTTTTGTACCAGTGAATTCACCATCTTCATCAACAATTGCTACGTTTACACCATCATAAACAGTATCGCTTCCTGTTAGTGTGTTTGCCCAACCAGTTGTAAAAGGCATATTAGTTGTGAAATAATCTACATATGTCCAGTTTTTATAAGCACCTGCTGATACACCATCTTCCGCAATACTTGCTGAAGCACCAGTTGTGTAACCACCATCCCACCAGACAACTTTCAAAGTGTCGCCCATTGAGCCAGGATATTTTGCTTGCCAGTGTTGACCACCAGAACCACCTGCGACCGCATTGGAAGTGTTCCAACCCGATTTCTGTGCTGTTAACTTTACTACACCAACATCAGCGGCTGATGGCCCCGATGAATTAGAGGCATATGCACCAGTGCTATCAGTATTAACTGTTCTTACCACTTTAAGATTACTACCATAATTCAAAAAGTTTGCGGCTGTAAACCATTCTTCATAATTTGTTTCTGTGGGTTTACCAAACAACTGTTTTAGGTTATTTTCGCTGTTTACAGTCACAATTTGACCCGCAGGCCCCCACCTAAAGTGGCCCGCAAAACCTGCTATGGTTGAAGATACCGCAGGTATATAACTGGAAAGGTCTTCTTCCTTGACTACTACGCCAGGGCTTACTTGAAATGCCATACTTCATTCTCCTCTTAGAGTCTTTATTTATGGTTTATAACATAAACCATTAGTATACTTTTATGTGAATATTTATACCCTTCAGTTTTTTACCAAGAAATACGTTCATCGTCTGGGTCATGAAACCAAACGTTACCGTCGTTATCTATTTCAATATCTTTCATGTCGTCATCTTCATCATTCGAAAAACCAAAAGGTGCAAGGGATTCTTCCATAGAGTTTATTTTATCTTGGAACAAGTCCTTTCTGATATCGACATCTGACATATCTCTAAAATATGGTTGAGATGTTAACCAACCAAACAGTACAAGAGTCATCATCAAATCATCATGTTTACCTGCATCTGCTTGAAACGACTGTCTTTTTGATACAAAGGTGGACATTTCGTTAATTACTTCATAATCATTGATTATCAATTTGTCGTCTTCAATCATTGATTTTAAAAAAGAACATCCAGTTCTCTTAACAGTTGCTGTAGTTTTTATACCTAGTTTTGACCTAGATGACCCAAATCCACCACTGAGTTCTTGTCCCCTACCCACTTGGTTAGCGGTATACAATATATTTTCGTATTCTAAATCATAACTTAAAATATCGGCTACTTGTCCACCTATGTCATTAATTTCTATTAGACAGTAAGCATCGTTATATTCTTTTAATATTCTACATAAAAGATTCGGTAATACCATAGGTGCCATTTCGTTGTTTCTAAAAGTAGCAACTACTTTATACGGTATCTCTGTCACATCCACAATTGTGAACGCATGATAATCTATACCCTGACCACGTGAAACATCAACACACATTGTGTATATTCTATCTTTTTCTGCTTTTTCATAAATGTTTACCCCATCTGATGAAGTCATCAAAGGTTCTTTATATACAAGACACCTTATTTTAGATGATGAAATTAAAGTATTAACAGAACCTATAAAATCGCATTCAAACTCTACATTAAATTGCTCTTTACTAGTATTTGCTATGGTCTGTTGTTTCCATTTTTCATCTCGGCCGGGTACTTGGTCCCAAGTTACTTCAATGGGTATATACTCATTTCTACCATCAACAGCATCAACCCATAATTTATAAAACATGTTCATACCTTTAGGAGTTGAAACTATCAATACTTTTGTACTTTTACCAGAAGAAATAGTTGGATATACTGAACTAAAGAAGTCTTCTGCAACACCGTGTGGAACGTAGGCAAATTCATCTAAAAATATCATATTAAAAGAACCACCTCGAACGGCACTAGATGAAGTAGCAGATGCTATAATTTTAGAACCATTTTCAAGGTCAATAGAACCTTTGTTCCACTCTTCAATTCCTTGTTGTAACCACTTAGGTAGATGTTCATAAGCAAGTTTTAGTCTATGTAACAACTCCATAGCAGTCGCTTGTTTATTTGCAAGGATAGCAACACGAACGTCTGAGTTGAAAAGTATATAATGAAGGAGATATGCTATGATTGTGGTACTTTTACCAGTTTGTCTAGGAAATTTACATATTATAAATCGATTATCATGTACTTTATGTAACATGTCTTCTTGGAAATCCCAAGGTTTAAACTGCACAAGACCTTCATCTAGGGTAACAATTTTAACGTAGTTTTTAATAAAATACAGAGGGTCTTTAGAGCATTTTACATACTCTTTTACCTGTTCCTCGGTAAATTCTTGCTCTACACCAGTACCTTTAAGGTTATGATTCCCTAGATAGGTTCGATTTTCCTGATTTGCCATCTATCACCTCATATTCAGCATCTATAGTATCTGCCTCAGATTTAGAGTCGCTGATTAATTTTTGTAGGTCTTTAGTAGACCCAACATATATAGCGTTATTAGTAATACTATCAGCATTTTGTTGTGCTTTTGTATTTTCTTTATTCAAGTCTTTCATCTTTTTGTGGATGTCTAACAAATCACGGTTAGCATCTGCAACAGTTTTTATCAATTGTGATACAACTTCATATGCACGTGGACTTTCACCTTCTGATGCTACATTTAAAATACCATCTATTGCACCTTGACCAGTTTCAATAATATCCCTAAGATTATTACGTACCAAATTGTAATCAGACTTTTGGTCTATTTCTTCTTTTTTCTTAGGGTCAACCGTGATTTTTTTAATAGGTTTTTTGGTTATTTCTTTATCAAGGTTTATATCAAGAGCATCTGCGATTTTTTCATCAATACTTTTCTTCTTATCATTATCACTCATAAATTAGTTCCATCAAGACTTATACCATCTTCTCCAGTCATACCATAAACTCTAGTTCCCACAGTAAATCCAGTGAAGGTATCCACACCAGAAGATGCACCGCTTGGACCCGTAACGCCAACAGTAAGTTTAGACATGGCTGCGGTTGTACCAGACATACCAAGAGATGTACCATCGTGGTAGAATGAATTTGGCTCCCAGATAGTAGCAATTGCTGTTTGAATGGGTTGGCTTTCTTTTGTTGGACCAAACACGTTAGATTTTGCTGTGAACGACATGTCAAAAGAAATCAATCTTCGTGCATCAAAGTCACCTTCATAGTCTTCACTCACCTCTACAGAGTTAAGAATAATAGGGATATCAACAGACTGATTGATGTCATTAAAATTAATAGTAACAGTAAACTCAGGGGTGAAATATGGTAAAATCTGCTCCATAATACACAACCCATCTTCCATAAATTTTACCATAGCAGTAACACTGAATTCAAAGTCATAAGGTACTTCTACATAATTTGTATATAACTTAGTGTTATCGGTGTGTCTATACCATCTTTTTTGCATGGTATTTTTCTTTCTATTGGGGTCATAATGAATAGCATTCATTTCAAAACTTAATCTTGGTAGAGTGACTTCTACATCATTAGTATCATCTGCAAGAGAGTTGGACTCTCTAAGTCGTCTAACCCATTTTTCTTTCGGTCCGTAACCTAAAGGTACACGAATCTGAGATGTGGTATCACCATCAGCATTAGTTCTTACAACATGAATATTGTTGAACAGAGAACCCATTGCTACTGTGAGTTTTCTTACTGCTTTGTTATAAAAAATCTCAAACATTAGTAATTACCCTCTGAGAATGGGTCTTGGTCAGTAAAGTCGAATATATCATCTGCTTCAATTTGGAAATCCCTATTATCGGAATAGGTGTCTGTAGGGATGACAGTAGTAGTTGATGGTGATGCTGTAGAACCGACAACTGCATATCCACCACATTGTCCTGTGACCCCAACCAGTCCGATATTACCAGATTGACCTGCAATTTGCATAACCTTAGTAGAAGATGTCCATTTGATAACTTCTGCGGTGTTGGTTGAAGTAGCATATGTTGCATTATCAAATATATATTCACCAGTTTCAAACGTACCAGTTACACCACCAGTCATAGTTAATTCAACAACATAATCCATCCTGTCGGATTCAATTTTATCCACGTTTGTCCAACCAGTATCGATATCTTCTTGACTGTATTGGAATAACTCACATGAAAGTTTATAGGTATATAGTTTGTTTAATTGGTAGAATGGGTTTTCATGTTCTACGAATTTGATTTCAAAAATACCCTGTGTTTTGGGAAAATAAATCAAATCCCCCTCTCTAGGAGTTAAAACAGTAGGTACTACAGGTGTCACCTCTTGTGTAAATCTTTTCTTAGACAATACCAAACTCATCGAATCCCTAATTTCAAGACCAAATTTAGAGATAAAATCACCTTCGCCCTCAAATCCGTCTACAGATTCAATGTACATTTCCAATTCTATCCCATTGGTGAACTTAGATAATACATCTTCACCAAACAACTCGTCTTCTTTAACTAGTGTTCTTGGTAGATATATAAAATCATGACCATGAATTTTAATCATTTCTACGGTCAAGTCTTCGATTACATCTTGCTCACCTTTTTGGGGTTTAAAATGTGGATTTATAGCCATAAATTTAACCCCTTTTATCCTACACTGAAGTCTGGTGGTAACTCATAGGTTTCTTGCACCTCTTCTTCTATTTTTTGAATTTCTTCTCTAGCCTCATCCAAAATCCTCTGACCATTAAATTGGATTCCGCCAGGCAATTGAACACCTTCAAATTTCGATAAGTTACTGCCCCATGTTCTTTTAAATAATGCAGTAGTATATTTTTTTAATAGTCTATCATTATAAATTTCTGTATAAGTTTCTGGGTCTAACTTTGAATACGCTTCAATTATTAAATAGTCACCAGAATCTAAATCATCACTCCAGTTAAAATCACCGTACAGTCTATTCTGTACTTTATTAAATCGTATATTCTTTTCTGGGTCTAAAATATCTTCCAACATATCTAAGTGTTGTTTGTTTAATGTGTAATTTGTTAATGTGCCTGAGGTAAAAGAACCAAAGAAATCATTCAATGCGAGTTGATAGGAAACATCGAAGAGATTTACTGAGTTTACAGCGAGATTGAATAATTTAGTTACAGAAACTACATTCGAATCAACAGCATCCATGTCTATATAACCATTAGTTATATCACTGGATGTTACTTGGTGTTTTAAATATACTTGAAGCACACCATCAAAGTGGTATTCTTGGAAGAATTGGATAGCATCATCAAGGTTGTCTTCCATCTGGGAATCATCAATATTAATTTCGATGACAGGATGACCCAACCTTCGCAGTGAGTATTCTTTAAGAGTCTGTCTTGAAGTAGGTGTTGCCATATTTTATGCCGGATTCCTGCTATCATATAATGTTCGTAATTTATGAACAGAATCTAATGCTCCTTGGCTACCACCAGTTCCTGCTATATAGTCAGAAAGAATTCCATCTCTAATCACATCAAATGCATCATCGGCTATGGACCACTGATAATAAAGAGTAGTAAACTCAGATACATTACCATTATCTGGTGTTCCACCTGAAATAGCATTTATAGTAAAAGAATCTCCGTTGGAATCTATTATTACACATCCACTTATAGAAAAATTCGCATTGGCAGTACCGTAAATAGTGTGGTTGTTATATATTTTATGTTTTAACTCATCCATGTGGGTAATGGTGTTGGTCAAATCCAGTGTATTACCACTTTCATTATATACTAAAGAAGTATAATCAATGCCTTGGGTGATAGCGTCTATT